GCAAGCGGCGTGCGGCAAGTCTTGGTTACGCCGTGTTTCAGTCCATCCGAGAACTTACAATGCGCGATGTGTGCGAAGTCGTCTACTTCCATGCCAGACAAGGCGTCAAGAACCGCTTGGGGATCGTGTTCGTATCGTTCATCCTTGGCGTTGGAGTTGAACATCAGAGTGTAACCGATCTCGGGGAAGTCCTCGTAAAGGTCGTCAATCATCTGAGACTGAACTTCGGTCAAGTCGCGCGTCTTGGTGTTGACGGTAGAAGACATCTCGGAAGGTTGTGTTGTGTTGTGTGTTGGATCTATTGTGTTTATGATGGATTACTTTCCAATCCGAAATCAAATTTCTCAAGAAAAGTCATTTTCGTTTTGTCGTCTATCCTCCAAAAGCATCGTCTATCCGTGGATCTAATGTCATAAATATGTATTTATGACATTAGATCCACGGATAGAATTGACGACCTTTACGAGGACTTCCCCGAGATCGGTTACACTCTGATGTTCAACTCCAACGCCAAGGATGAACGATACGAACACGATCCCCAAGCGGTTCTTGACGCCTTGTCTGGCATGGAAGTAGACGACTTCGCACACATCGCGCATTGTAAGTTCTCGGATGGACTGAAACACGGCGTAACCAAGACTTGCCGCACGCCGCTTGCTCACGTTGTCAAGGTTCTCCAAGCGCCAGAACTACTCGGAGATGAACTGTTCAACCTACTTGAGATGCCAACGCGGAAGAACGACTTCAACAAGTATCACTTTGTCGGACTTCTCAGACTTCTCGGACACATCAACTACAAGCAAACTTCGGAGTATGTTGACGATGATGACGAGGTTTCTCTACTTGAGAACGTCTTTGAGGAGAACCCTTGCGGCGAATTCTTCTGTTCCGAAGGCGCTCGCAAGCGGACCAAGTCTATCAAGGTTGTTCCACCAACCAAGAAACCAGAATTGTTCAAGGAAGATTGGCAAAGCGCCTTGAAAGTCGCTAACCTTGATGATTTGAAGGTTATGTCGGCGGCGTTGATGGAACGCCAAAAGGAACTTACCGATCAAGCGGATGTTGCTTTCCAAGCGTTGGCGTTGGCGGAGGAAGCGGATCCAGTTCCAGAAGAAGAAGAAGAAAGCGAACCAGAACAAATGCTCAAGGAAAATCCGCAACTTCTCAAAATGCTTGAGGACGCGTGGCGTGCTGGAATTGCGGCGCGTGAAGACGGTGTAAGCGAAGAAGATGCGGATGCGGCGGCGAAGGAGTATGTAGCGGCGTTGGAAGATAATCAATAAAGTATTCAAAGTATTCAAAGTGTTCAAGTATTTATTTAGTTAGAATTTTTTTTTGTTTTTTTTTGAGCAAGTGTAATAATTACACCAACAAAAAAAATATAATCTAATTGTCTGTGAATTGTCTAATCGTCTAACTTACTCAAACGCTTCCCAGCAACCCCTATACATCCAGTCATCTCCGTTAGTTACCATTTGAGAGGCAACGTGATAATCTCCAGAAATACAGCACTCGTGTAACACAACCTTCTCAAACTTCACAGAAACATTCAACCAAAATTTGCTCTTTTTCTCAATTGCTGGACCGCCTTCAAATGACACAGACTTGACCTTCCAAGTCTGATCCGCTGCCTCAAAGAAGTATTCATCTTCTTCGCCACCTCCATCTTCCACGGAACAGGTTAGAAGGAATTCTACAAAATCAGGGAGCACTTGACCAGGCGCCAGAATTCCTTGGGAAAGAAAGTTATCCTCAAACTTCTCAAACGGTTCTTTTGTTTTAACAACCGCGTCCCAAGTCATTTGAAACTCCTCTACGAGAGAGTAATTCTTTGTCAAGTTCAACTCATTAAGGCGCTTATCAATCTTCAAGATAATCCATTCCTTAACCAGATCATAGGTATGCTGCCGCCGAGTGACTGCCAACTTCTCTGCTGCGTCTAATTTTCCCTGAACGAATGCGAGTTGCTTGGCGTGTGTATGAGTAAGAGACATCTTTGTTGTTTATTGTGTTAGAAATTATTAGAAACACAAATCAAATTTCTCAAAGTTTTTTGAAGGTTATTCCGTGATAATTTGTCATTAATGATCTATTCCCTGATAATTTGTCATAAATATATTAGGTGTAATAATTACACTTCGTCAGAAATTTCCAAAATTATTCTTGAGAATATCCTTCCAACCACCATCTTCAAATTTAGCGATGTTTTTATTATCTTCTGAAAATTGTTCCTTATCAATTGTATTGCCTTCTTCTCCCTGATGACAGACACAGACCATCAATTTTGTGATATCTAAATTAATTATTTGTTTATCTGAACCTTGAAACATCTTGACACCTTCACCCTGTGAAGACTTTGAAAAACCTCCTAATGATTTGAAATACTTCTTTGTGAAGACAGCACACGCTTCGTGGCACTGATGCTTGTAATCACAAGATATTGCTGACATCTCAAAATCTTTTCTAGGATAAACAAACAGCATAGAATTAGATGATGAAATTCCTGCTCTGTATTGAGCAAGAGCATTCACAGAATATCTTAAATATGTCTCAAAATAAACGTCATCGCTGTCCATCATAGCACAAATCTTATGTGTTGCCATCTTGACTAATAAATTTCTTTTTTCCCCGATTGTTCTCCTGATATTTGGTTCATATTTGTAATTCAATTTGACACCTGTCGCTGATTTAAATGCTGTTAACCGGTTTTCATCAATAAATAAATCTTGGTCTCCATCCTGTAAGATTACGACTTCTAATTTTTCTTTTGGATAATCTTGCTGAACAATATTAGCAATCATTAACGGCAAAAACCCCCTTCTTCGCCAGCAAGGTATCAGAATAGATACACAGGGTAAATTATCATCAGTTACATTAAGAGTAACATCTTGTGCCTGTGTCATTTATATTTATCAAGATAATAATAGTTTTAATAAAGTTTAAAAAAATTTGATTTATTTATCAAAATGTAATTATTACATATATGAGTCTAGTAATCTATCATACAACAGGGAAGTCGTTGAAAGTCATTTGCCAAAAGAAATTTACTCCTGAAGATGGAGGAGATGAAGCATTCTATAAGAATATTGGAGCAAGATTAGTGAAACAGGGATTTGAGCAAAATAGACCTATCCCAAAACAAATTGAAATCTATCAAAATTTTATTGATAGAATTCAAAAGAAAAAAAGATACAAAATTACAGCATCAGACCAAGATTATTATGTCTGCTGTGTCCTTGCCCTATGGAAATTAAATGTCTATTCACCTTGCTCGCCTACTGACCCTCTTTGGATAGCGCCTAATAGAAAAACTTCTAAAAATTTGATTTCAAATAAATAAAATAGTTATTAGAAAACTAATGCCAAAATTTCCTCGTTACGAGAGAAAAATGAAATATAATTATTTTAAAGATATTCATCTTTCTGATTTCCCTGAAACAATTAATCCTCTACATCGTTTCACTCTGGCAGAGTTATACGGAAGGGACTTGACTGGAGATGAAGATGGATGGGAATATGCTTTTATGTTTGAAAAAGGAGGTTGGGAATTCAGACCACTTGAAGCGAGAATTAGAGAAAAAGAATTAATTAAACGCCAGAAAAAGTCTGAGAATAATTAGGCACAGCATCTTTCAGATCTTTTAACATAGAAACCGCCTGCTGACCTACTAATTGGTCTGACTTCTTCTTGCTCTCTAACAATGTTGATACAGGAGTTAAGTCAACATTTCTGATTTTTGTAATCTTGTAAATCACAGAACTATTCTTATTAACTTTTGAATAACTGCCATCCGGGTCGTGGACTGAAGTCTTTATGCTGGTAATTACTCTTTTTTCTGTATTTGTGAATACGAGTTGATTATCCTGTTGAGAATAGAAATCGCCGTATCCGTTAATTTTATTGACGATTGAAACTACTGGTCTGTTAACTGCTGAACCTGATTTCACTAAATCTTGATTTCCACCGATAAACGCTGACCTCGGAACAATATCACTTCTAATAGTGTAATAGGGTCTTGCTGTTTTTGTTGGTAATTGTAATGCCGTAATTTTTGTAGAAAATGAGTCATCACCTGCTGATGGAAAGATTGTCGCTGGTGGAAAGATATTTTTAAAACTATCTGCTTGCGCTGTTACTAATGAAGTAAATCTTCTGGTATACGCCATAGGCGGAGTAAGAGAATAAATACTGTTTCCAAATCCGTTTTTCGTCCACTCAATTATGTCTCCTGCCGATATTGGTGCTTGAGTAGTTAATGCTGCTTGATTACTACTATCTGCCCTGTTGTTAATAACTACTTGTCTCGTGGTATTAGTATTGCTGAATTGTTCATACTGAAAACCTAATACTCCCATCAGATTTTCATCCCAGATTTCTTCAGGAACTGCTATTTGTTCAATAAAAAGACCGCAGGTCACATCATAAGGTTGCCAAGGTTCAAAATTATTAGATAACATCAATTGAGCAGGCATTTCTCTGTCAGCAGGAATTGCGAGAAGTGTATAAGGCGCCATATTTGGGCAATAGGAATTTCCTAATAATGATTTATTAATTTTGTAGCAGACTTGACCTGAATTAGTATTAGCAGGGATTGATGTTGGCACGGCAGAACCATCAACACCTACTTGACCAGCATTATAAAGATTTGATAATCTTTCTGCGATATGTAAATTAGAGAAGGAAAATCTACTTGTGTCGGAATTGAAAGATAATGCTGGACTATCTGCGCCTAACAATAATTGCCTGTAAAAAGGTGCTGTGTCAAAGATAGCAATTAATCCGTTATCTATCCCGCCTAAATCTTTCATATAACTATTCTCATAATTAACAAGTCTGAATTCGCCACCTGGTCCTGACGCAACGCTCTCGCCTTCATCCGCCTGTCCTGTTTTTGCCGAGATAACTACACCTGAATAAAGATTAATACACGCTGAACCAAATGCCGAAAAGTGATAATCAAATCCAAATCTGCGACCTTTTCCTAAACCTGTTTTCGCGATATGACTTTCTAAATTGAAAAGATATTCAGGAATTCTGTTGCCTGTCAGAGTAAATTGAACTCCTATGTAAAATTCATCTACTCCTGATACAGCACTTGCTGCTGGTATTCTCATTTTTCTTGCCCATCCGTATGCTAAATCGTTGTAATCGCTGATGCCCCCTCCAGCATCTTCTGTGTAACCGACATCATTAAATCTAAGGTCTGCTATGTCCTTATTGTAATCAAAAAAGACAGGATAACTCTGACTTCTCTCGCTGTAAGAGTAGTTGGCAGGAAGCGCCTCACCCTCTCTCGGTCCGTAGCAGTCGTAACCTAATGAGTTAGTAGGAAAATGATTTCCTACACCGGGAAGCAAGACATCTGTAGCATCATCTTGTCCATTAAAATGAAGAAATCTATGTTTGTCAACACCCTGAAGATTGTATTGCGTGTTGCCAACACTCACACCAGGTAGACCCATCTGAGTAATTTCACTATCAAATAATTCAGGATATTGTGCCTGAACATTAAATAAATCATCTAAATTCTCTAAATTTGCCTGTGTCCAAGGTATTGCCAAGTTCAGGCACTGTGACGCTGTCGGACTATTAGACCCTGCTCCTACAGAAGGTTTTAAGAAACCAAGAGAATCATTTGTTTTCCTGCCCTGTATCCAAAGTTCAGGTCTCTTAACACCGATATGCTGATACATACTCATATAAAAATGAGCATCACTTAAGTCAGCAGGAGAAGTATTCTTGACTTGCCTGAATGCCCTCCATCTGGTAGCATCCCAAGCACTTGAAGCACAATTATAAGGTTTAATAGCAGGTGAAGAATAATAAGGTATTTGGTTCTGCGTGAATACAACCTGAGGATTTGGAGGGGTGAAAGGACCGCCCCCTGTCCTCGCCAATTCAATTTCCAAATCTCCTCTCAGATTTAATTGTTGAGTAATTTCTTCTGCTACATCAGTTGGAGTATTAAATCCTGCTTTTGATTTTAATTTAATTACTTCTCTGACTTGTGTCCAATTTGCTAAGATTGCTGGGTCGCGAGCGTCTACGGCATTCTGATACTCTGGTGTTCCAATAGCATTTGGAACATCTGTTTCTGCTCCTCCTAATCCGTCATAAGCACCTGTTCCCGAAGTAGTTGCTGCTTCCTTTGACCTGAATACTCTGTCCATCCTGAAAATAGTATATCTTGAGCAGTCGTTTCTTATCATTCCTTTTCTAAAAGATTTTTCAGTAGGGCGAAATGTTCCTGTCCAATTTTCAGTATTTTGTGCTGTGAGTTTATAATCTTTAGGGACAAATTGCCAAGGATTTCTGGGATAAGGATATGCTTGAACAGGCGTGTTGACATCCATCCCACCTGATGGAGTGAAAACTGTATTGCCGACTACTGCTGCTCCAGCATTATGAGTAGTCCGAGCACCAAATTGACAATCATATGTATCCCAAACATCGGTAGTTGCTGTCTGAGGAGTAACAGAACCATTCCAACCAATATGTCTTCGCGGTAGAGAAGCATAGAATTCTCCGTTAGTTGTTTTGTAAGGAGAATAAATTACATTTGTTTCTCCGTCATCAAGTGGAAAATCAAATATTTCTTCTCCTCCAAATTCAGCAGCATATTCATAAATATTTTCTGGGATCGGTCCGACATCTCCTAATGTTGGGCGAGGTGTGTTTTTTGAACCAAATGTCATCTTTTTTGAAATTGTCGCTGGAAAAGTTTGTCTCCTGACCCTTTCCTTGATTTCTATTTCTCCAGATTGTGCTCCTGTTTCAGAAACAAATCCTGAATGTAATTCAATTTTGTCTCCAATATCCAAGACAACTCCATCCCCTGTATTACACGTCCACTCGGCAAGGGTGGTGAAATTACGAGTTCCACCCTCAATTGAGGAATTACGAGAACATTCTATTAAAATTGTTTCTTCCAATCCTGACATATATTTGTTTAGTATATGTTTTTAAAAAAAATTAAATTAAGAAATTGTTTTTCTTCAATTAGCATAGCATACCTTCGGTTTAGGCGTAAGTGACAACCATCTTGCCGTCAACCAGTTGCGCCATCCGAACAACCTGTATCCACGCCCTGAAAGTAGAAGAACCCGACATAGTTTCGCGTCTGTCATAGACCTCAATACCTCTACTATTGACACGCTCATTACGATTCAGACGATAGCAGTGCCAGTTAGCGCGAGAGCGGATATCACAATTGAGAGGAGAAGTGCCTCCACCGTAAGCAGCGCCCATCGGATAACGTTCAAAAGCACCAAACGCTACTTCCTGTGCTAACTGACCCTGTCCAGCGTAAATATCGCGAGAGACGTGCGGAACACGACCTTCAGTCATTAGAATGTTGTGAAAATGCCTTGCCGAATTAGTAACATCAATCGGGAAGAGGAATAAGTCATTGTATCTCAGATTAGTAGTAGTAGTGCCGTTACCTGTCGCGGTAACAAGAGGACTATCCGAACCGTAGTTATTAATTAGACCCTGATCATTCGGAACTTTATTCTCAACCTGAACACATACCTTATTACAGATGCGACCAGCACCGCCAACATTCTGAATTAACTGACCAGTAAACTCTGCCGTAGGAACACTGCGCTTAACAAACTGATAATCTATGTATGAGAAATTCATACTGGAATTTGACTGCTGATACTGAAGCATCATTTCCTGTGGATAGAAAATGTAATCAGCGACCATCGCGACATCATCGCGAACAATTGTAGCATCTGCTACGCCTACAGTGCCAAGAGTAGTGACAATACGCTGCGAAGGAGTAACACCGAGTGCCCCTGCTCCCACGTGGCGTGAAAGTCAGATGTATCATAACCTGTTCAGAGAGCATAAAGAGCGGTAATTGGTTCATCTTGAGGAACGGGAATAAATCAGCGATTAGGATAGAGAAAACACCCTTATTCTGCTCATCCTGCCAAGACAGAACAGACCGAGTTGGGGTGGGGACGGTGGCGGAAGGCAATACAGCATTAATAGCAGCACTATGATAATTAAAATCAGTTCCGTTATCTACGCAAACACTTTTCGCAGAATTAATACTTTCTAT